AATCTTGAACGCATCAAATACGGCCAGCCGACAAAAGAAAATGGTCTGTATATCGGCCCGGAGGATAGTCAGATTTTTGCTATCGCCTACCCAAACAGCATTGACCACACCATCAAAGACCAGTGGCGGCAGCGGTGGTTCGCCCGCTATATGGACGATTCCTACATCATCAACAAATCGAAAGAACTGCTGATAGAGTTTCGCCGCCTGCTGTTTGGGCTGTTCGCTGAAAAGGGCATTATCCCGAACCCCAAAAAGACGCAAATCGTCAAGCTGCGCCGTGGTTTTACCTATTTGAAAACTAAATTCACCCTGTTACCCAACGGCAAGGTTTTACAGCAGCCTTGCCGCGAAAGCGTCATCCGGGAGCGCCGCAAAATCAAGAAGTTTTTCAACTTTCTGCAGGCGGGGCTTATGACGATGGAACAGATTCTCACCTCTTATATGTCGTGGCGCGGGTCGCTTTTCAAAAAGCAGGCCCGCCGTTCTGTTCATTGCACCGATTTGCTGTTCTATAAGCTCTACGACATCATGCCGTGGAAGATAAAATCCAAACGAAAATCGAAAGCGAGGCACATTCAATGGAAAAATCTCTTGAACGCATCGACACCATCAATGCCGAAATCACCGCCCTTAAAAGCCTGCTGACCGATACCGACTATAAGGCTCTGAAACACGCCGATGGCGTTATGAGCGCCGAGGAGTACGAGCCCATCCGCCAGCAGCGCGAGGAGTGGCGCGGCAAAATCAACGCGCTGGAAACGGAATTAGCTACAGCTGCACAAGAGTTTGATGCGGAGATGGCCAAGGTAACCGCTGCGCAGGTAAAGGAGGGCTGAGAATATGAGACTTTCAAATGGTGAGGTGTTGCTGGCGTGGCCTCTGGCCCAGCACATCATCACACAAGGATGGTTTTACAACGATGGCAGCCTGCACCGGGCCATCGACCTGCGCACGCAGCTCGGCAATACCAGCACACAGCCGGTATACGCTGCCGAGGATGGCACCGTAGATCAGGTGCAGGACTGGGACGGCCACACCAAAACCGGGATGCAGAGCTATGGCACAATGGTGCGCATCAAGCACGCGCCCTACGAAGGAAAGCCCCTGCAGACCCGATATGCGCACCTGAGCAGCTATTGCGTTAAACTGGGCCAGCAGGTCAAAGAGGGTGACCTCATCGGCTATAGCGGCACGACCGGAAATGTGTTCGGAGCGCATCTGCACTTTGAAGTGATCCTGAACGGCAGCCGCACGAATCCGCTGGTGTGGCTGGACAGCGATTTCACCACGGCAAGCGGGCAGGTGTTTACTTACCGGACCGGAGAACACGCTGTGGAAAAACCCGCAAACGCTACACAGCCCAGCGGCGAGGAAGTGCTGATTGATGTATCCTACCATCAGGGCGTCATCGACTGGGCAAAGGTTCCCTACCGCGCCATTGTTCGCATCGGCTATCGCGGCTACGGCACCGGAAAACTGATGAAGGACGAGCAGTACGATGCCAACCTTGCGGGGGCGAAAACAAGCGGAAAGCTGTTCGGCTTTTACTTCTTCTCGCAGGCCATCACGGTGGATGAGGCCCGGGAGGAGGCAGACTTCTGCGCAAGCCTCGCCCCGACCGGCTACCCCTTGTTCTTCGACAGCGAATGGGGACACACAACCAAGACCGGCGAGCACGATGGCCGCGCCGACAACCTGACGAAAGATCAGCGCACGGCAATCGCAATGGCATTTTGCGAGAAAGCCAAAGCGCATGGATTCACGGCTGGCATTTACACCTTCACAGCGTTTGCAAGCGCGAACATCGACTACGCCTACCTGTGTGAAGATTACATCGGCTGGTTGGCCGACACGCGCACGAACTACGACAAGACGCTGCCGCGCTACATCCACCAGTATGGGCAGACCGCAAAGGGTGGTGTGCCGGGCATCACTGCCGTGGTTGATTTGAACCATCTGGTCAAGGCCCTGCCTGCGGTGGACAAGCCCGCAAACAAGCTGCAGGTCATCACGGTAGGGCCGGTATCGCAGGGGGACGCAGATGCAATCTACCTGCTGTGCAAGGAACGCGGCCTGACCGATGCCGGGTTGTACAAAAGCTCGTGGGCATAACAAGGGGGTAAAACCATGAAAAAACTGTTTATTTCCCAGCCGATGCGTGGCAAGACCGACGAGGAAATCCTCAAAGAGCGCAAGGTGCTGATTGCCGATGTGTACATGAAAACCCATGAGGAAATCGAGGTCATCGAATCCTTTTTTGAGGGCGCCCCGGCTGACGCAACGCCGCTGTGGTATCTGGGCGAAAGCCTCAAGCTGCTGGGCACCGCTGATTTTGTGGTGTTCGCCCCCGGCTGGCAGGATTATCGCGGATGCCGCATTGAACACGATGCCGCCGTAGCCTACGGCATCCCCATTGTGGAGGTGTAAATCCGATGCAGTCGTGGAACATCGTCATCACTTCCCCGTGGCAGGTCGTGACAGCTGTTGTCGCCGTAGCTACGGCATTTACAGCCATTGATAAAGCATGGGACACCCTGCTGGCGAAATGGAAAAAGCACAAAGCCCCTGAAGAAGCCCAGAACGCAGAAATCAGCGCCCTTAAAACACAGATTCAGCAAATCACTCCCCGGCTGGATGCCGTGGAGGGGCAGTTGACTGCGATGGGCAAAACGGTCAACGACCTACACACAGGGAATCTGGCGGTGCTGCATGATCGGATTTATCAGATGTGCCGCCTGTGCATCAAACGCGGGTACATCACCGAGGATGATCTGAACAATCTGAAATACTTATACGACAGCTACCACAGTCAGGGTGGCAACGGAACAGGCACGGAACTCTATAAACGGGCCAAGGCGCTGCCCATCCGCATCGAAACCGAGTAGGGAGGACTAATTCATGGACGACGAAAAAATTACCACTACCGAGGATACCACCGCCAACACATCCCCGGTGCAGGATTTTTGGAAAAACCTTGCAGCGCTGCTCAAGGTGAAAACCATCATCACGCTGGTTATCATCGCGGTGCTGGCTGTGCTGTCCATCAATGGGAGCATCGAGCCGGACAAGTTTCTCACTATCGCCACGATGGTAGTGGCGTTCTACTTTGGCACTCAGAGCGAGAAAAAGCCCTGAGCGCTGACCGACACACAAACTGACACTTGAGCGGGCATCCTATTTGCGGGATGCCCGCTTTTTTCGTTGCATCGCAAAATATTCCATGTGACACTTTTGCTGACACTTGCCCCGGAAAGTGTCAGTCTGTCAGATTTTCGGCTGACACGCGCTGACGCGGTTTTGCTGTGTGTCAGTGGGTTTGTCATGTTGATTTTCAGCGATATATCATCATATTATTTCTATATATGACACTTCTGACACTTAAAATATAAAAAGATAATATATGGTATAATATACACCCAAAAACGCCATAACGCCCATGTATGCAAGTGCGCATACGCGCGCGTGCGCGAGAGTGTCACAGGATAGCAAAAAGCCCATCGGCGGATTTCATGGTCTGCCGATGGGCTTTTTTCATTTGGGATGCTTTTCAATTTTTTCCTCTACCGCGTCCATGATATAGCGGTTTAGGGATGTGCCTGCCGCCGTTGCCGCCTCCCGCCAGCGCTCTTTTGTGCCTTTGGGTGTCCTGATCTGAATGCTGTCAGTCTTTTCGCCGAGGTATTTTTGGGATGCTGCTTTCTGCGCCTCCGTGTATTTTGCGCCCATTTGGGGTACACCTCCTATCTAAAATATGATACCATATATAGATATATGCTTGCTATATACATATTGCACAATGCTGGCCCCGAAATTCGCCCGAATCTTTGTTAGGTCTGCATATTGCGTATATAGCAAGCATATACTATAATAGAATCATCGAAAGAAACAAGGCAACGCACAGGAGGACATCAAAATGAAAGCGACCCGCACACGTTCCGGCACCTACCGTGTGGAACTCACCTATACCGAGGCCGAAATCCTCTACGGATACAGCACCAAGTATATGTATCTGGGCACGGCCCTCAAGATGCCCAACGCCAAAGCTGGCATCGTGATTTGGGTCGATAACAAGTTTGAGATCATCCACGACCTGAACGCTGCCGAGCCTGAGTGCCCGTATGAAGATTGAGGAGGTAAGTCATGAAAATAACCTGCATTGACGACGCAAGGTCTTATGAGCGTGTTCTTTACGCTCTCCGATCTTTGCCGCAAGGCAAAGCCGTCCGTAGTTATGTGGACGATGTCAAGCGGGATTTGCGGGCATTCTACCATCGCCCCGATGGATGCGTCAAAATCATCACGGCTGACTACGATAGCGGCTGGCAGCTTATCACTTTGACCTCTAAGACAAAAGAGGATGCCAATGCCGAATTTAACGATCTCTATTATCGTGTTTGCACCCCATCGCAGTATGACTGCACGGGCCAAATGTTCACCGTTTCCTACAAGTTGTTCAAGCGCAACGGGCGCTGGATGGCATACCATCACTTCGCTATGGACGTTTAAGGAGGAAAACACCATGATTAACAACGAAACAATTATTTACGAGCTGTGCAACAAATATCAGTGGTTCACCTGCGGCAGTGTCCGCCAGTACGAAAAAGCACTGACAATGGCAAAGGGCGGTGTTCCCATCACGGAGCTGGCCCGCGTCATCTGGATTTGCAGTGATGAGGTTCCATATTTCGACATCCTGACCGCAATCAGCACATCCGGTTATACCGAGAACAAAAATAAGGAGGAGCAGGTCGATGAATAACACGAACACTGTAATTGATGAGGATGACAGCGGAAAGGTGCGTTATAAGGATTTACGCTGTGGTGATATGTTTGAATATGGTAAGAATAGCGACTTTTACATGAAAACGTCCGAGGGTCGTCTCCATCTTGCGACTGGAATTGTTGAACACATGGATGATTGCATTTTAGTGCTACCTAAAAATGCTTTACTGATAAGAAAAAACTAACACAGTTTATAAGGAGGTTTTTCCCATGAAATACTACCCCATCGACGAAAGCGCGGCTCGCCGCGCCAAACAGGCAAACAGCCTCAGCGATTATGTTGAGGGATCAGCGACCAGCGAATACCGCCGAGAGGTTGATCGAGCGGCTACACTGGCGGAGGAGTGCAAGAAAGGCAAGACCGAGGCCCAGCAGGATAAGATTGACTACCTGCTTGACCGCTATGCCCGCCGACTGGCCGACAATATGAACGCATCAAATCGCAACCGGGCGTCTTGCCCGTCTGTCATGGTCGCCGGATGGTCTAACTTCCCCGTGCGTAAGAAGCAGCAGCAACTCTCCCGTGACGACACCCTCATGCGGGAATGGCGGGATATTCAAGGCATCCTTGACCAGATTCGGGCTGTGGGGCACGGCGGCATCAGCGGTATGGATGCCGATGCGCGGGAGCGCGTACAGGCAAAGCTCACCGAGCGCGAGGCCATGCAGGAAAAGATGAAATCCGTAAATGCGTACTGGCGCAAGCACGGGGCGCTCGTAGGCTGTCCGGAGCTTTCAGATAAGGAAGTTGCCCGCCTCACGGCATCGATCTCTCAGAGCGCGTCTACGGGGCGTTCTGAGCCGCCCTATCCGAGATGGGCACTGGATAACAACGGCGCTGAAATCCGCCGCCTGCGCTCCCGCCTCGCCGTGCTAGACGCGCAGCAGGCGCAGGGCGATTCTGAGCAGAACTTTTCGGGTGGCATTCTGCGCATTACCCCGGAGCGGGTGCAGTTGGTTTTTGATGATAAGCCCGCCGCCGAGATACGAGATATTGTCAAGCAGTGGGGTTTCCGCTGGGCACCGTCTCAGGGCGCGTGGCAGCGGCAGAATACCGCCAACGGCAGATACGCGGCAAAGCAGGTCGTCAAGGCCATTGAGGAGGTCGCACAGTGAAAACCGGGAAAGCTATCAAGTGCTGTCCGCTTTGCGGTGGTCGTATTGTTGTCAGTGTCCTATATCAGCGTTCGCTTGACTATGTAATGCGGCAAGATGGGACAATCGGCAATCGGAGTAAGCGCGGCAAGAGTGTCCCTATGGATGCAAGCATTGCCACCTGTGAGAACTACCGAGCCTGCGATGCCCGGTGGGAAGTCGATGACTTTTTTGTTGACAGTGATAGGCGCTTTTGGGACTATAAATATAGCAAGGAGGATGGCTGATGCCCTATTACAGCATTGAATACCATGGCAAGGCCACCGTATGGGTCGAGAATGAGCAGGCAGCAAAGGATGCGTACACCGATGACCCGTCCTGCGCTGGCCCAGATGAAGAATTTTATATCGATCATGTAGAAATGGTCGATGATGACGAGGAGGACAACTGAAATGGTTAAATACATCAAAGGCGACGTACTAAATTGCAAGGCTACACTCGTAGCGCATCAAGTAAATGCGTTCGGAGTAATGGGCGGGGGCATTGCGGCAGCAATCTGGCCGCTGCTGACCCCGGAATCCCAGAGCGCCTATGTGGAGAAATGCCGCCACAACGCAAAGCTCCCCGTAACGGAGTGGATGGGTAGCATCCAGATTTTGGACACAAAGCGCGAGGAGCTGAAAATCTGTAATCTGTTTACACAGTTCCCCGCCCCGGTTGATGGGTCGTTTGATCTTACCGCCTACAACTATCTGCGGCAGGCGCTCGACCTGCTGAGGGTCTACGCCGTATTCAATGATTAATGACATCGTGGGTGTCCCGGCCCGCATTGGATGCGGCATTGCTGGCGGTGACTGGGACAAGGTTCAGCGCATCATTCACGATGTCTACGACGATTCCGGCATTACGATGCTGATCGTGGATAATCAATAACTGCATAGCGCCTGCAGGGCATCCTGTGGGCGTTTTCTTGTACATATATGCTTGCTATATGCATTTTGCACAACATATCCCGCCATTTTTGCCCGAATCTTTAGCGGCTTTGCCTATTATATATAGCAAGCATATACTATATACTAGAATCATCGAAACAAACAGCATCTAGGAGGACAACAAAATGGAAAGAATAGTCCTTGCAACCTATATCAGAGAATCCACCCTCTGGAAAAATGCAAACGCCTTTTATAAGGCCACCGACTGGGTAAAGATGGAGTGCATCTTTCAGGATTTTTCCGAGGATCGGAACGGTAACGGCGAGGTTATATACCGCGTCACGAACACCGAGACCGGCGAGGACATAACAGATTACTATTATCGGGATAGATTTGTAATCGCCCTCACAAATAAATACGGCAACAGCACTTGCTATAGTTTCGATACCAGAGATGAGGCAAATGCCTTTTTCAAAACGATTATGTCAGATAAGATTCTTGGCAACTTCAAAAAAGTATCTAAATAAAGGGTGTCTACGGGAACAGTCGCCGTGCGGGGGCATTTTTATATAAGGAGGTCTATATAATGAAATTTGAACAGAACCCTAAACGCTGTTATATGTGTAACAAGGCATTTTCGCAAGCTATAAAGCCCATTCCAGTTATAGGTGGAAAGTGTGCGCCCGGTTATATTTGCCCAACTTGCTATAATAAATTATTTAGGAGGGATAAACAAGAATGATGAAAAAGACCCGGAAACGCCGCCCGGCGCTGATGATGGCAGGCTAGAGAGGAAAGCTAAAAGATGATGTATGATTGGCAATTTGAGCCGGATGCAGTGGACATCGCGGCAAACAACGGCTACGACCTCGGATTAAGAGGCGGTGAATCCTACAAAACAGAGAATCAAGCAGTCTGGCACGGTAAACGATGGATGATGCAGCACGGCAGAACAGGAACAATCGCAGCGGTTCCAGCAATCGCCCCTGACCCGTATTGCATTACAGAATGGTGAAAAAATCAGAGCATTGAAAGAGGTGATTTCCAAATGACCTATTGCGCAATTCGTCCGGGGCCGTATGATGCTGGGGCATACATCACGGCATCTAACAGCCTGCGTACCCTAATGCGGGCTACAACGCGGGCTGTGGGGCAAAGCGGTGAGGCGATGGTATACAGGACAGATGATTTGACTGTCATCCATGTTTCACTTTCCGGCGTACAGGTATACCGTCCAAAGGATGGAGCATTCCCCGTCGCCATCAAACACGCGCATCTGGGCTGGATAGATGTCAAAGTGGAGAATGTGGAAAAATAA